CTAGGCACCACCGTCTGCCCACGTTTTGCCCACATGCTCACGGGCGAGCATGTCGGACATGGCCGCCGACAGGTCGTCCAGATCAGCGTCGAAGAGGTCCGCGTACGTGTCGAGCGTCATCGCCGCCGACCGGTGGCCCAGCTGCCTTTGCACGGCCTTCACGTTCGCCCCGGCACTCACCATGAGTGACGCCGCCGTGTGCCGCAGGTCATGTACGGTCATGTGACCCCTATCGATTCCCGCGCGCCGCAATGCGACCGAGAACCAGCCATCATGGCTCGTGGGACAGTCGGCGAGCGACAGGTACTCGCCCGGACGGTGCGGCGCATCGAACAATAGATCGTCATCCGATTTGCCTTCGCACCTCCGGCGCATCATGGCGTCGAGCGCCTCGGGGTACATGATGCTACGCGCATCGTAGGTTTTCGGGTCGGAGACGACGACCTTGCCGGCGACGGTGGACGCGCTCGCGCCGATGTGCAGACGGTGGCGTTCGAGGTCGACGTCACGCACGCGCAGCGCGGCGAGTTCACCCCACCGCATGCCGCACAACCCGAGCGTGAGCACGATGTCCCGCCGCCACTTCGCCCCATCGGCCACCGCATACAACTCGGCCGCGGTCAGGTACATGTGCCGCCGTTTGCGTTTGCGGGGCTTGGCGATGCCGCGCGCAGGATTGGACGGTATGCGCCGGTCCGACACCGCGTCATCGAGGATCCCGGCGAGCATGTCCACGACCCTGATGACGACGGTGGCGCTGCGCGGCCTGCCGTCCCTCGTGCCGGTGCCGTCCGAGATGGACGCCGCCCACCGCTGCACCTCCTCACGGGTGATCGTGTTGACACGGCGAGAATCCCACATGTCAGCCGCGTTCGCGGCCCATGCGCCCTCGAGCGTGTGGTAGTAGCTTTCCTTCGCAGAGATCCGTTTCTTCGCTATCCACGCCTCATAGAGCGGGCGCACGGTGATATTGCCGTCACGCGGGTCGATGTATTCGCCGCGCGCCTTGGCGACGGTGACATGCTCGGCAGCCCACGTCTCCGCATCCAGTTTGCGCTTGAAACCACGCTTGTCGGTCTGCGAGCCGTCGGGCTTGCGGTAGCGCACACGGTACCGTTTGCCGGCCTTGGTCTGATAGCTCGCGATATTCACCATACGAAACAACCCCTAATATGTGGTCATTGTTTGCGCGCCTGGTCGTTGACCTTCGCGGCGAACTTCATCGCGTCGCCGATATGCTTACGGTCGGCTCTGGAGACCCACGCGAAGTCTGGCCCCATGATGCCGAGCCACTTCTCACCGCCCTTACGCTTCTTGAACGCCAACGCGAAGACGCCAAGAAGGAAGATGCGTGTCGCCGTGAACCGTGACTGCAATGCGGATCCTTCCTCGACCACAGCCTCTACACCGTCGAGCCGATGTTCCTCGCGACCGCACTTGATGGTGCGCTGGTACAGGGTGAAGTCAGTGCCGTCATCACCCTTGAACTTCGCGACCTTTGACCCACGAACCATGAACATCGGCGGTTCATCACCGGGAATGACCGACGCCTCGTCGATATGGACCGCAGGAACCGGCGCGCTCGCTGCCGGCGGATTCGCCTCGGCCTGCTGCCTCACCGTTTTGGTCGCCTCCATCGCGAGCCGGCGTTCGTACTCGGCTTCATCTGCGCCTGCCGCTGCCGCAGGCTCCGGCATGTTTTCCGTACGTTGCTGTTGTCCGCTATGTTTCCCCTTGTGGGATGACTTCGATAGACCTGTACGCTCACGCATTCCCCTTGCGTGCTTGACGCACGCTCGGCAGATGAAACATGTTGGTATCGCAACGATAAGCATATATGGAGCGGCAAAACATACCGCTATAAGCACAGCGCATAGAAACAGTAGGATCCATGTCAGTGCCGTGTAGATTCGTGCTTGGGTCTTGGTCTCGCGCTTCTTCGGCCGCCGTGTCGGTTCCGACACATCACCCCAATTGATTTTCGCTGCCTTGCGTTCCCTATAATTGTCGACGCGGGTCTGCACGACGAGCGTGGCCCGACAGTCCGACAGGGAATCATGCGCGTTGTACCGGTAGTTGCATTCTTCGGCGGCCTGGGTCAGTTTAATGTAATCACTTCCATGGAATGCACGGCCATATTCGCGCATGGTGTCGCGCACCTTCGAGGTATCCAGCCGCAGTCCAATCTCACCCAGGAACGCGAGATCGAAGTCGGCGTTGAACGCACATACCTCTTGCGCCCTGTCGAGCAGCGTTTGGATGCGTTCGATGTCGTCGGTGATTGGCGGGCGGTTCCTGACCGATGTCGGACTGATCCGGTTGATTCTCTGCGCATCGGGCCATGACGTTGTATGTTCCGGCTTATAAGTCTCATCGAGCAGTGCGGCACCACCGCCATCGATGATCGATAAGCGCAGTATCTCATCGCCCTCAGGGTCAAGCCCGGTGGTTTCCACATCCAGCACGATTCTGTTGATGACTGGCTCTGTGGCCTTTGGCTCATGCCGCGCGTATAGCTTGCATTCGATTGTCGGCGTTGACGATTCCGCGTATGGACGCCATGAGAATTCTTCGACCTGTTGGTCGGCGAATTGTTCCAGAAGCGCATAGATGGCGGAATGCCGCCCGTTTGTCTCGAAGACGATATCGCCACGCCCACTACATACCGCTAGATGCGTCTTTCTGCCGTTTGGCTGCGGAACTTCGATGATTGTGCAATTCTTGAACATGTGCTTTGACGAGGTATCCGTCGTCTGCATGACGGATCCAGTGCTGGTGAGTACGGAGTATTCCCCGCGCAGCATGTTCAATCCATGCCTGAAACGCCTATCCGAGACCATGTTTCCCCTTCTTTCTGTGTGTGATCGTCACCATTCGCCGTAGGCTGTGCTCTGCTGCAGTCGCGTCGACGGGATGACGAGTTTGCGATAGTCGTCAACCACTCCTGGGTAGACGCCGAGTTCGTCGGCGATCTGCCATAGGTCGCCCTCGTACATGCGTTCCGCCTGCGCATAACGTGTCGCGTCGATCAGTGCGTCTGCGGCTTCCTTGCGCGCATGACGTTCACGCTTCGCCCCATAGGGCGGCCGCGAGTCGTCATCGTATACCCAGTGGGCGAGTTCATGGACGAGTACGCAGCGTTTGACGTCGAGCCCTAGGGCCCGCCTGATGGTGATTGTCTCAAGCCGCGAATCGTATACTCCCATGCGTGTCCCAGCGAGTGTCGTGGACGATGAGACTATGAGGCTCGGTGCGAGCTGGTACAGGGCGAGTCTCATCGGTCCATAGGTCACGTAATCGCTGGTTACGCGTTTGAATATGGCGCGCCGCTCACTCGTATCCATCGCCGTTCCCCCAACGGCCGCCGTCATCGTATGCGGCGAGATCATAATCACCTGACGCGGCACGCCTTAACGCTTCGCGTTCACGATCCTCGGCATTCATAATATGATCCCCGGCGTTGATGACTGCATTCCGCCTGTCTCGTGCGATATATCGTTCAGCCTCAACGATTATTTCGTGTGGCTGCATACCATAAATCGGAGCGAGTTTGCTGATTTGCAGCATATTGATGTCGCGCTCTCCCTTGAGCACGCGAATCAGGGTACGTTCTGGGATACCCGATTTTTCGGCTAATTCCTTTATGGTCAGCCCCGATGCGGCTCGTTCTGCGGATAATGCCTTCGCAGTGGCTTCGTTGATGTCCATATGGACATTGTAACTTCTTCTTCCGGCTGAGTACTGCCCAATTGGGCGGCGTGTCGTCTTGACTTTGCCCAATTGGGCAGTACTATGTCAATTATGGACAGTATGAAATTCGTCGAGGCGGTCGCCTCAGCAGTCTCCACAGGCCTTACCGAGCACGAACTACCCGTTATCACGGCAGCGGAAAAAAGCGGGATCCCACGCACCACGCTTATGCGTCGGCTCAGCTCGCCGGAAAACTCACCATTCAATCTGCTCGAGCTCTCGCAGCTATCCGGGCTGCTCGACACAAGAGTTTCAGACCTAATAGCTCAGGCGGAGGCGCTCGCGTCCAAGGAAGGAGAGGCGAAATGAGCAGCACATGTGACCTGACCGTCGGATGGAACGAGTGCCCAAATTGCGCGCGGCTCAAAGCGAACATCGAGGACGCCGAGGAGGCATCGCGCGCCGCATCGGCGACCCTCGACCGGGCGTACGCCGAATACCGCGAGGACGTGGCCGCCGGCCGCGCGTGCATCGCCACGCCACGGCAGCGCGCATGGAACTCGTACCTCGACGACCTCGAGATGGAACAGTCCCTGGCATTCTCCCATTGGAAGGAGGCCATCAACGCGTGGGCCACCTCCATCCACAGGCACCACCGCCTCCATGAGGACCGACAGCAGAAGGCCGAGGACGGCAAGGGCGTTGCAGCCGATACCGATGATGCTATGCCGTGCACCTGCGCCATGTGCCAGGCGGAGGACGGAGAGCCGGCGGAGACGGAGGAGATGGTCACGATCTCCAAGGCCGAAGCGGTCGACGAGCTCGTGAACATCTACGGCGGCCACATCGACAAATGGCTGGAAGCGCTGCGCGAACGGACCCACGCACAGACGGACGCCGACGACGTGCGCACTCCGTGCGCCTGCGCCATGTGCACGACCATCGACAAGGACAGTGAAGATGCCGAGCCCACGGCCGCCGAGCGCGACGCCTATTTCGCGGCCCGCGACCATGCGGACGACGCCGACACGCCAGACGCGCCCGGCCGGCGGACGGCAGTGCGGATCGTCGCATACGACGCGCATAAGGGTGGCTGCCATGAGGTCGACCCCACCGACGTGCCCGTCTGGCTGCTCGACACCCCGAACACCGCCATCGCACGCGATGTCCGCCAAGCCACCCTGCAGGAGATCCGCACCATCATCGACGACCTGATCGACGGAGGCGGGCAATGATTTCCAAACCGACAGGAATACGTGATTGCCTTGCGCTCGACGGTACGGAACAGGAATTGGCCCCGAAGAACGCGGACGTCGGATGAGTGAACGTCACCACACGATATTCAGTCCCAGACATACCAATACTTCCTTTCCCGCATCGCTGCGGCTAGTTGTTACTGCACCCCTCCAGCCTACCGGCGGCGGGAAAGGACCCAACGTCAAGGAGAACACCATGAGCACTCGTCTTTCCCACCGTCAGGCGGCGCAGATGATGTGCGTGGCACCGAACACGCTCTATGACTGGCGCAGCCGTGGCCGCCGCGAGCATGGCGTGCCGTGCGGCGACCACGGGCCCAGATGGCACACATACCCCAACGGGCGCTTCTGGTACTACGAGGCGGCTGACGTGGAGGCTTACATGGCCTCGCACAGTCTGACGATGACGCGCACACTGCCCAGGGACGAGGTGATGGCATGACCCGGCCCATGGCATTGGAGCCACTGCTCCCCGACCACGCGCTCGCGCGCGCCACGGATCCGATCACTTCGCAGGAGGCGGCCGAGGGCGTGAACGTCACCGAGAAGCAGCGCACCGTGTTGCGCGCGGTCCTGCAGTTGGAGGAATGCGGCATCGAGGCACCGTACACGGCTGAGGTGGTGTGGCCCATGGCCGACCAGCTCAACCACATCACCCACCCGAACGCACGCCCGTTGGGCGGCAGCACCGTACGCAGCCGTCTCAAGGAACTGTGCGACGCGGGATTGATGCGCGTGGTCGACCGCACCGGCACCACGTCGTCAGGCCGCCGTTGCGCACGCTACGAGATCACCCCGGCCGGCATCGACTACCTAGGAGAGGAACACCGATGAAACATGCACATACGCCGCACCTGACATGCAGGCAGAAGGAACAGAAGATCGTGTTCTGCCTGACCGCCGCGGCGGCGAGCATCGTGCTCGCACTATGGGGGTTCGCATGGACCCTCGACGCGGCCGCCCACGGCACGCTCAGCGTGCTGCATTTGGGTTCGCTCATCGGCGGCATGCTCATGGCCCGAGTGTTCACCCGCATCGCCTACCGGGCCTGAAAACAAACAACCAGAAAAAGGTTTACGACCATGAAAAAGACATACCACTTTGAGATTGAAATCGATGTCAAACCGTTCAATCCTGAATCCGAGAGCATGCCGGACTGCACAGGTCTCTGGGTTGACTGCGAGGGGGACGTTTGGCTGGTCAACGACGACCTCACCGCCACCGCCATCAGGATTGACGGTATCTGGATGAACCCTAGCGAACCGGAGTATTGGGTGACCACGAATAGGTACGACCGGTATGCACCGTTCACGCGCGTCGTTGGCGTCACCACCGACAAGGAGGAAGCCTGATGGCGCGGCATCTGCTCAAGGACTGCGACGCATTCCACGTCATCCGGTTCAACCAGCGCACAGCCACCGAACGGCATGAGGCATGGCTCACCCAACGCGACCATGGCGTGGGAGGCTCCGACCTGTCCACGATCCTCGGATTGAACAAATACGCGACACCATACACGCTGTGGTTGGAGAAGACCGGACGCGAACAGCACATGGATATCAGCGGCAAATGGGCTGTCGTCAAGGGCAACGCGCTCGAAACCGCGTTGCGTGCACGCTTCCGCAGCCTGCACCCGGAATGGGAATGCTATGACGGCACAGACAAGAGCCTGGTCAGCAACACCCACCCATGCATGCACGCCTCGCTCGACGGGATCCTCTACGACGAGGCGCGCGGCCATGGCGTGCTCGAGATCAAGACCGCGAACGCGCACCGCGGGGCGACCGACTGGCATGACACGGACGGCAACCTGATGATTCCCGACTATTACATGGCACAGGTCACGCACTATCTGTCCGTCACCGGTTGGACGTGGGGCGTGGTCTACGCGGACATCGGCGAAGCGGAACCGGTCGAGATCATGTTCGAACGCGACGAGGACGACATCACGGCGGCCATCACCGCTGCGGAATCGTTCTGGGGGTATGTCGAACGTGACGAGCCTCCCGCGTTGACCGTCCCTGACGTCGATGACATGCAGACCCGTGAACAGCCCGACGGGTTCGAGCAGGCCGATGACCAGGAGTTCGACCGGCTCGCCAGCCTGTGGCAGTCGCTCGACGACACCGAGAAAACCGCCAAGAAACAGAAGACCCACGTCGCCGAGCAGCTCAAGACGATGGTCGGAGCGGACCGCGCAGGCCTGATCAGCAGCACCTGTCAGGTCGGCTACAAGACCATCCATTTCAAGGCCCAACCAGAGAAAACCATTCCCGCGAAGGACGCGTACGAGCAGCGGCGCTTCTTCGTCAAACCACTGTAACCAACAACAATCGAAAGGATCCCTCATGGGAGCGATCGCACACCAGGCGCAGCAGCGCCAACTGACCACACTATCCCCCGCCAAGGGCCTGCAGCAGGTGCTGCAACGCTCCTGGTCTCGCATCGCCGCGGTCATGCCGCGCGAGATGAACGAGCAGCGCCTCTACCAGATGTTCGTGAGCGCGATCAACCGCGAACCAAAACTCGCCGAATGCACCGTCGAAAGCGTGCTCTCCTGTTTCATGCGCTGCACGTCGCTGGGGTTGGAACCTTCGAATGTGAACGGGCTCGGCATGGCGTACATCCTGCCCTACGGCAACAAGAACTACCGCACCGGGCAGAGCGAAGCGACGCTCATCATCGGCTACAAGGGCATGATCGAACTCGCCCGACGCTCGGGCGACCTCAAGAGCATCCACGCGCAGGCCGTGTACGAGGGCGACGAGTTCGACTATTGGGAGGACGAGACCGGCCAGCACTTCAAATTCAAGGCGAACCGTGCAGCGGAGCACGTCCCCGACAAGCTCACCGACGTGTACGTCAACGCGCAACTGCTCAACGGCGGGTTCGTGTTCGAGCACATGACCCGCGCTGAGGTCGACGCGATCATGCGACGCTCCTCCAGCGCCAAAGCGAAGACCACCCCGTGGAAGACCGACTACGAGGCCATGGCGTTGAAGACCGTCATCCGCCGCAGCTTCAAATACCTGCCCGTGAGCACGGAAGCCCGGACGGCCGCCGAATCCGACGGAACCACACCGGACTATTCCGACGTGTTCACACCCACGTTCCCCACCTTTGAGGCCGACGCCCCACAGGAGCATGAGCCGCCGGTCGACACCGCCGAATTCACCACGCCAACGGACCCGGCGGAAGACACCACGACAGACGGTGAGGTGACCCATGGCGCGTGAACCACTGATCGAGGTCGAAGGCCACGCGTTCGGCGTCAAACGCTTCCAGGACGGCGGCACCGTCATCAACGTGTGCGTCACCCCGGCACGCTTCGACAAACAACAGAACCAGTGGGTCGATCTGGAAACGATCTACTTCGACGTGTCCGTGCACGCCGACAACCAGCGGCTGCAAGCCACTGCCGGTGAGATCGAATACTGGCTGCAGGGCGGTGACAGCGTGCAGGTATTCGTCGCCGGCAAGCTCACCGAGACCAAGGTCAGCAAGGGCGGCACGTTCAAACACATCTACCCCACACGCTTCTACGTACTCGGCCACAAACCCAAGGGCGGAGGACAGCATGGCGGGTTCACCGGCGCACAACAGCCACCAGCATCACAACCTCACATGGGCCAGCCGGCCACAGACCCGTGGGCGACCAACAACGACGATTTCGAATTCTAGGAGCACACCATGGCAAACAATCATCTCGTGCAGAGCGCGCTCTTCGGCCCGGACGCCGACGAGGACCTCGAGTTCGACTATGCGGACCTGCTGCCAGCAGCCAACAAGATCATGGACATGGGCGCGAACTATCTGGCCAAAAGCGGCAAGAAGTTCGATGACGACACCATGCTCGGCTGGCGTGGCGAAGTCCTCTCCGATACGACCACCATCGCACGGCAGGTGATCAAGCTCGGCGCGCAGATCAACTGGATCCTACGCAACCCGCACCAGCATCTGGCCAACAGACGGCAGGCGCAGCGAGACGCATCGGCACTGGAGGCCACCCAGTGAGCAACCCCAGCAAAGACAAGGGCACGCGCTTCGAGACCGCGGTGGTGGATTACCTGCGGTGGGCCCTCGGCGACGACCGCGTCCACCGGCTCACGCTGCACGGCAGCAAGGACGTGGGCGACATCGGCGGCATCTACCATCGCGGGGCCCGCGTCACGGTCGAATGCAAGGCCACACGCGCCCCGCACTACCGCAGGCATTGGGCCGAATGCCTCGTGGAGATGGCCAACAGTGACGCGAACCTGGGCATCGTCGTCTGGAAACGCCCCGGCATCGGCATCACACACCGCGACACGGTCGGCCGGCATCTCGCCTACACGCGCCGTGACGTGCTCGCCGCCATGGTGTCCACGCTCCATGACGACGCCGCCACCGCACTGATGGCCAAAACCGAGGCCATCCCCCGCAACGGCGAGCTGATCGGCATGGACCTCGCGGACATGGCGCGATTGCTCAACCACGGACTCCCCTTGGGACCAGACCAGGAATAACCAACCAACGGCATGGGACGGGACCACAGCACGTTCCACCCCATGCCGGTCACCATCTTTTCAGGGAGCAGACATGGCACAGGACATGACGACCTTCGCGAAACTCTCGGCGAAGCTCTACCTCAACGTCAAAGTGCGCTCGTTCGCCGCCGAACACGCGCAGGCCGCGTTCCTGTGGGTGCTCGCCATCACCTACGCCGTCGACCGCAAAAGCGACGGCTATGTCGAGGACTTCGCGATGCGCACCTTCCTCGGCGGCACCGACGACGACATCACCGCACTGCAGGAAGCCGGGTTCATCGACCCCGTAGACGGCGGCTGGCTAATCCACGACTTCCTCAAGTCGCAAATATCCAGTGGCGAGCAGGAGGATCTGCGCGCCAAGCGCGCCGCCGCCGGCCGCAAGGGCGGCAGGAAGTCCGGTGAGAGCCGCGCGACGCAAGCAAACACGAAGCAAAACGAAGCAGAAACACATACAACCGAAGCCGAACCGAAGCAAGAGCGAAGCAAAACCGAAGCAAGTGCTCAAGCAAACACGAAGCAAAACGAAGCAGAAACAGATATAGAAACAGATATACCCCCCTATAGTCCCCCCACGGGGACGGGCAGCGATGATTCCCCCAACCACGACGACCCAGACGACGACGGGTTCGACGCCGCATGGGACGCCTACCCCAAACACACCGGCTCGAAAACCAAGACCAGACGCGTCTGGCGCGACACCCTCGCCGACACCGACGCCGGAAGGCTCCGCGCGAGCGTCGACGCGTACGCCGCCCACACCGCCGCCAACCGTGACGACGCCCGCTGGACACCGACGATGGCTAACTGGCTCGAACGCGGCCAATGGCGCGACTGGCTTCCGAAACCCAAGGACGTGCCACTGCCAAGCGACTACTGGTTCGCGAACAATTTCGACGCCCGCCTGCTCGACGCCGGCATCGACTACCTGACCGTCATGCGCCTGCACCCCGACGTCAACCAACGCATCCGAGACGGGGACGACTGGCACACCGCCGCAGACACCGTCATCGGCCAGACCCTCGACAACGCGATCCAGACCAGGGAGGAACACGCATGAGCAGCAGCAAACTCAGCGAACGCGCATGGCGCATGCTCGAAGCGGGCGACGACATCGAGAGCGTGCACGCCCGCACCCAGTTGAGCATCGCCGTGCTGACCGGCATGATGCACGACATCAACCGCCAAAAACGCGCCCACACCGACCAGCCGCCGACCACGAAGGGCCGCCGATGAGCAGCTGCGCGATCTGCGAGACCACGAACGGCAACGGCCTGGCGGTGTGCCAGACATGCGCCACCGAATTCGCCGACCGTCTGGCGTGGTTGGACCGCATCGGCTTGCCCGCATTGCAGGCGGTCGCCTACCGGCAGGTCAACCTCGACCGGTCGTCGACCCGTGTGGCCCGCACCACGGCCGACAGCCAGCCACCCATCGACGAGACCGCCCTCGACCTCTACCGCGAGGTGGAGCAATGGCTGCAGCACCTGGGCGGCCGCATCGGATTGACACCCATCGGCCACGACCGGGACGGCCAACCCGTGAGCATACACGACTGGGCATGGCTCATCCCCCACCTGATCGGCTGGTCGGGGCGCATCTGGAAACTGCCCGACATCGCGGACTGGGACCGTCAACTCACCAGCCTGCATGAACGGGTCAGTGCCATGAGCGAACCCCGCGCGGAACGCCGCCTCATCGGCGTATGCCCCACATGCCTGCCCGAGACACGCACACCGATACTCGCCGACCCCGACACGCAATACGCCGTGTGCCCAGCATGCGGCGAATTCCTCACCCTACGCGACGTGCGCGCCGCCTACCTGACCTCCGCCGGCGTACTGCACATCACCCGCACCCAAGGCGCTGCAGCCAAATGGATCCGCCACAACCTGCGCGTCCACGTCACCGGCCGCGACCTGATGAACGCCCGCCAACAAGGCAGGATCCACCCACGCCACATCGAGGGCCGCTACTGGGAATGGGACCTCACCGACCTACTCGCCGTAGCCAACCGAAAACAAACCAGAGAGGAGCACTAATGAGCAACACCACGCCATTGCCGTTCGCCATACCCGACCCCATGCACCGCTGCGAACACTGCGGCCGCACCGACCAGGGCATCGGCCGCTGCCCGCACGCCATCGACAAACGCTACGACTGCCCCAACGACCCACAAGGCGAACGCCGGCTACGCGACCGCCTCCGCAAAATCGGGAGATGACCGATGAGCGACTCAACCATCATCCACCCAGGCAAACAAATCGGGCACCTGCTCGTCATCGGCCTCATTGGACACAGAAACCGCACCGGACTATGGGAATGCGAATGCGAATGCGGCCGCCACATCATCAAACGCACCGACGCGCTCCTCGCCGCCATCAACCGCGGCTACGCCTCTGGCTGCGGAAAAGGCTGCGGCATGCGCAAAACCACACGCCGAGGCCGCCGCACCGTCGACACCGGCGAGCGCATCGACTGGGGCGCGTTCATCAGCGCACATCACGACCTCATCGACCGATACCGGCGAGCGCCCGCAGAACAGGCAGCCAACACGTGAGAGACGTGCTCGCCATCGTACTCATGCTCGCCATCGCCATCATGGTCAGCTGGTGGAGCGACACACACCAGTTCTAACCAAAACCGCGGAATGTTGCGCATAAGTCAAACTTGTATTATGCTTACGCATTACCAGCGGTGTCTCCAACGGAAGACACACAACATGACATGAGAGCCCATGGCCCCTTCCCTCTCGAAGGCCATGGGCTCTCCCAATACACACCCCTCCCCCTATCGAAACACCCCCAGAGGGGCGGTACAGTTCACAACACCCTTCCCCCTACAGCAAGCCCACCCTCGCGACCACAGCAGGAAACGGCACAACCACAGGCGGAACACCAGACCACAACACACCACCCACCAGGGCGACCCCCATGAGCAACAACCCCCGCTACCAACACGTCAACCGGCAACGCCAACGCCAACGATGGAAAGCACAAGCACTCCCCTGCGCCATCTGCGGGCAAGCCATCGACTACACACTCAAAGCACCACACCCATACAGCTTCGTCATCGACGAGATCATCCCCCTCAAACACGGCGGCACACTCACCTACGACAACCAAGAACCCGCACACTGGTGGTGCAACCGCATCAAAAGCACCCACAGCCTCACATGGGCCCGCCGCAAAGTACACGAACTCATCCAACAAGGCAACGCACCACAACACGACCACAACCACACCACAACACCAATCGCACCATCACACTGGTTCGACTAACCCAACACCAAACAACAACCCAGGGGAGGACCCCCTCCCGGCCCCACCGGCCATATGACCTCGGGCAAAGCCGACTTTTACCCCCGGATTGTTTTCCACATGAGCCAAGGAGGCCCTCATGGCGTCGAGAAGCGTCGCGTCCGCCTCCGGGCGCAAGACCACTGCAGCACGCAAGACGCATACGATCAGCAATGCGGCGAAGTCGGGCAACCGGCGGCGATTGCTGGTCGCGATGCGCAACCGGATCGCCAGCGACCTCGATGCCGGCAGGATCGCGTCTCGTGACCTGGCGTCGTTGACCAAACGCCTGATGGACATCGCCGCGGAGATCGAACGCATCGACAAGGGCACGTCGAAGGCCAATCCGGTGGCCGACGCGTTGGACATGGCGGATGAGCCGATCGGAGATGACGATGAGCGGGATGCTGGTTGACGGTGCGAGCCGTTGCATCCTGCCCGAAGGCATGAAGACGAGTGGCGAGCCGAGCCTGAACGCGCTCGCAGGGGTGGCCGGTGACCGGTTCGATGTCTGGCAGCGGCAGATCAACCGGATCCTGCTGGCCAAGGACGATGACGGGTTCTGGTGTGCACGCAACGGTGTGCTGTCTATTCCACGCCAGACGGGCAAGACGTTCGATATCGAGTGGCTCGCCATCCACCGGGCCGCCCGCGCTCCTGGCATTCGTATTGTGTGGACCGCGCAGCATTTCAGTGTCCTGCATGACACGTTCGAGGACATGTGCTCACGTGTGCTGCGCCCCGAGATGGGGTATCTGGTCGACCCGGAGCATGGCATCAGCCTTGCCGCTGGCAAGGAGGAGATACGCTTCCGTAACGGCAGCCGCATTTTCTTCCGTGCCCGTGAACGTGGCGCGCTGCGTGGTTTCAAGAAGGTCGGGCTGCTCGTGGTCGATGAGGCGCAGATCCTGTCGGACGCGGCCAAGGCGAGCATGCTGCCCACACAGAACCGCGCCTACAATCCGCAGACGATCTACATGGGCACGCCGCCCGGACCGCATGACATGGGCGAGGCGTTCACCCGCCAACGGGCCAAAGCGTGCGCGGGACGCGCGCATTCGACCTTCTACGTGGAGTTCAGCGCGGACCGTGATGCCGACCCGTTGAACGAGGCTCAGTGGGCGAAGGCGAACCCGAGCTATCCGACGCATACGACCCGTGACGCGATCCTGGAACTGTACGACGGCCTGACCTTGGATGATTTCCGCCGTGAGGCTTTGGGAATCTGGGACGAGCACGGCACGACAAGCGTCATCGACCAAGCCAAATGGGACGAAGCGACTGTCGACCGGCGTCGCGACGGCGGTGTCATGAGCTTCGCACTGGACATGAACCCGGCACGCACCCGGTTGACGATTGGCGCATGCATGCGTTACGACGATGACACCGCGCACATCGAACTGGCCGAATACCGAGACACCGGGCATGACGGCACCATGTGGGCCGTCAACCTGCTCGCCGGCGTGTGGGACAAGGCAGCCGCCGTGGTCGTGGACGCGCAGTCACCGGCGGTCAGCCTCATGCCGGAACTGCAGGACGCCGGCATCACGGTCACGGTGACGAACGCGTCCGACATGGGCAAAGCATGCGGACGCTTCCAGGACATGCTGCGCGACGGCACACTCACCCACCTGCCCGAACGACGGCAGGAACCATTATGGACTGCCGCGCGCAAAGCCACCTCACGAGCGATCGGCAAAAACGGATTGTTCGGCTGGCAGCGCCCCGACGACGACACCGACATCAGCCCGCTTGTGGCGTGCACGCTCGCACTGCACGGCGCGATGACCAGCAGACGCGACCCCACCAGAGAGGAGGGGGCATGGTACTAGACACCGGCCTCACCACGCAGGACAACGGCTACCTCGCCGTGGAAAGCGCCCATATCGGCTCCATCCAAGGCATGGACGCGGACAGCCAGGCCACCACACTGCAATTACTCAACATATGGCGCAAACACTACCCACGCAACACGCTACGCACCGGCTACTATCTGGCCCACTACGGGTACAAGGGCGTCGCCTACTCCATCCCCGCCAGCATGCGCGCCATGGCCAAACCGATGATCGGCTGGCCGAACAAGGCCGTTCGCGCGCTCGCCGACCTGTCCACGTTCGAGGGATTCAATGCGCCAGAATCGTTGCAGTCACGCGTAGACGACCTGTGTGATGTGAGCATGCTGGACGTGAAGGTGCCGCAGTGCGTCGTGTCGGCGTACACGCATGGGTGCGCGTTCCTGACAGTGTCCTTGGACGATGAGGGGCGCACGCTGATCACACCACGCTCGGCGGACTGGTCGGCCGCCATATGGGATTGGACGCATAACCGCATCAAGGCCGCGTTGACAATCACCGACAAGGACAAGCACGGCTACATCACCGCGTTCCGTGTCTGGCTGCCATATGTAGTGTGGGATTGCCACCGTGATTCCGGCCCGTACCTCGGCCGTTGGGTGGCCGAACCGGTGGAGACCGGGTTCGACCGGCCCACCGTGGTGCCGTTCGTCCATGACGAGCAGCTCAACCGCCCGTTCGGTTCCAGCCGCATCACACGCCCGCTCATGGCGCTCACCGATTTCGGGTTGCGCACCCTGGTGCGCATGGAGGCAACGGCCGAGTTCTACGCCGCGCCACGCATCTGGTTCCTCGGCGCGAACAAAGGACAGGTGTCGCCCGACACGTGGAGCTCGCTGCTGCAGGTCATCAACGGTGTGCCGGCCAGCAAGAACGGCGACAAGCCCGAGATGCGCCAATTGTCGCAGGCAAGCATGCAGCCGCACGCCGACATGCTGCGCTCCGTGGCACTCATGGTCGCCGCCGAGACAGATATCCCCGCAACCGACCTGGGCATCACGGTGGACAACCCCGGTTCGGCCGAGGCAATGGCAGAAGCAGAACGCAAACTCAGCCGCACCGCCGACCGGCAGAACCTACGTTTCGGGCGTGCGCTGCGTGACGCGCTCGGCATGGCACTCATAGCGGAAGGCGCGTCCGACGAGGACATCAACCGCATCAGGCCGGTGTGGGCACCGACCAAGGAGACCAGCGACGCGGCACGCGCCGATTACTACGCGAAGGTCGCCGGAGTCAACCCAAGCTTCGCGAACTCCGACGTGGGCCTGTCCAAAGCCGGACTGAGCTGGCAGGAGATCCGCGAGCAACGCGCCTGGGAACAATCCGAACGCGCCAAACAGCAACTCGACCAGCTGCGCGCGCAGACCAATGCGCAAAAGGAACCACCACAGGACGCTACCGACCACGGTGGCGGAACCAACGAACCATAACAGCGTTTAGGGGGCGGCCATGGCATTGAACAACCTGACCGTCCCCACCGACGACGCCGATGAATTCCAGCGAATCCTCGACGCGGCGTACAAAAAATACCAGGACAGCATCGAGAACCTGACCGACGCGGCCACCGACGAGATCGAGACCGCCATCAACCGCCACGATATGGCACTCAAGGAGATCGTGCGCGAATACGTGGCCGACGCCAGCCAGCTCGCCAAGGATTACCACCATCTGCTGCGCCAGGCATGGGGCGAATACTCCGACACGGAGTTCCCCCAGTTCGCTGACGATGGGCTGGTGGATTTCGACCGCGTGTTGTGGCAGACGGTGCACGGAGTCGCGAACACCGATTACCCCGGCCTGAAATTCCGTGATGTGCAGAGCGGAAGCAACAAGTTCGGCGTGACGATGGACGATTTATGGCCAAGCATGGACAACGTGGACGACGCACAGCAGTTCGTCGGCGACGTGATCTCCGCCGCATTGCGCGCACAGATACAGCGCAGCATCCGCCGTGACCCCACGAAGCCCAGCTGGGCGCGCGTGCCACAAGGCAAGTCGTGCGCGTTCTGCACCATGCTCGCTTCCCGAGGCTTCGCGTACACCAGTGAGGAGGCAGCCGGCGGCGAGGGCAACAAATACCATGACGACTGCCATTGCCGTGTGGTCCCCAGCTGGGGCAAACAGACCCTCGCAGGATATGACCCGGACAAATACAAGGAACTGTACGAATCGGCGAAACGCATGGCCGACGATGCCGACGAAAGCACAGCATCACGGAACGTACTAACATGGATGCGCGAACAGTTCACGCACGACCTCACCGATGGGTCCACGCTGGATCCCGAACTGCGCATACCGCGTGGAAGTGACCTGTACAAGACGTTAGGGAGGAAGCATGCGCTACGCGTCGACATGATGCTCAACGCGTCAAAACACCCGGACACCGCACGCCTATGGGCACGGTACGCGAAGGATTACCTGATTCTTGACAGGAACTTCGGTGGAACTCCGCACTTCTCCCCAGTGCAAGGAGGCATCTTCCTCGACCTAGAGAAGATCTACACCGGCGACGACGCTCACCGCCCATATCAGAACCTGTTCCATGAGACCGCCCATATGCTCGACCAGCTGCTTGGCGGTGCCGTGCCCTACTCGTACCAACAGATGTTCGGCACATCAATCCGCAACGAAGGACGTCGCCTTCTGGAACGGGAGAAAAACAGCAATGAAATTGATGACGATGATGCGATGCGGAATATAGCCATACGTATCAATGGGATTGCAGCGAAAACTGACCGGAATGTCGAGGATATGCTGCAAGTGGCGTTGGGTGACGACTATCCTGGATTGGTCGGTCATCCCAAGAAGTATTTTTCCGATTTCATGCACGCTTGCGCCGAACCATGGGCGGAAATCATGGACGCCCAGCTCGCGAATCCAAAGGCGTATGAGCTGATAGAGCAGTACTTCCCGCAATCGGTTACAATATTCAATACCATGGTTAAGGAGATGCTGGCATGAAAAACTCTGGACTTGACGCTGCTCGCACTGATAGTTTTGAACAGTTTCTCGCCGATGGCCGTGACGGGAATACGTTACAAAATGCCATCGGAAACGCGTCGATAGTGTACCACAGCAAGTTTCATGAACCGTTTCTCAATATCGAGGACACCTCCATCGATGTCTCTGATGAAGAGCTGTACCGATGGCTCTGCTGGTGCATCTTCTATGGGAGATCAAAAGACGAGTATCCACTCGCGAATCAATGAGACAACGCAAGGCCTCCGTAATCGGAGGCCTTTTGCATAGGACTGGAAGGTCGATGCCGGTTCGATTCCGGTGCAGTCCACTGAAGCCCGTCGCATGGCGGGCTTTTTTCATGCCCGCATGGGCCCAAGAGAACAGGAGCCGACATGGCAGACGACACAGGACCCCAGAACGAGAACGTCGACGAGCCGCAGGGCACGCAGGACGACCCCACGGACTGGGAGGCGAAATACAGGGAGGCGGTCGCCCAGTCACGCAAATGGGAGGACCGCGCCAAGGCCAGCTTCGCTGATTCCGAGGAGCTCAAGAAGCTCAAGGAAGCGCAGATGAGCGACGCGGAGAAGACCGCCAAGCGTATCGCCGAGCTCGAGCAGGAGAACGCCGGATACAAGGCCGCACAACAGCAGGAGCAATGGCGTGCGCAGGTCGCGAAGAAGACCGGGGTGCCGGCCGATGTGCTACGCGGCACGAGTCTGGAGGAGATCGAGGCGCATGCCGCGTCCCTCGAACCGTTGCTGCACCCGAACCCGAAACTGCCCCATGTCAGCGACCCGGCCAAGCAGCCTTCCGGCAGGACCGCCGACGAAGAGGCCAAGGCGTGGGTGTCGCGACTGTTCGGCGAAGACAAGTAAACCATCTCAACCATCACAAGTTAGGAGCCCCATATGGCATTGCAGACCGACAAGGTGCTGCTTCCGAAGGAAGTGGCGACCGTCATCACGAAGAAGGCGAAGGACACGTCGACCATCGCGGCGCTCAGCCCGAGCGAACCGCAGTTGTTCCTCGACAAGGATTACATGGTGTTCTCCGGCAACGCGGAGGCCGAGGTCATCGCCGAAGGCGAGCAGAAGTCCTCGTACGAGGAGACACTCAGCCCGGTCGTCGGCAAGCGCTTCAAGGTGCAGACCACGACACGAGTCACCGACGAACTGCGTTTCGCCGACGACGATGCGCGCCTTGAGATCATCAGCAAGATCCAGGCCGACCAGGCGGCGGCGTTGGGCCGTGTGCTCGACTACGTGGTCTACCACGCGTTCGACCCGAAGAAGAAGACGACGCTCGCCGGGTTCACGAAGCTGTCCGACACGGCGGCGCAGGTCACCGCGACCACCGACCGTGTGGCCGACATCGACGCGTTGGCCGAGGCCGTTAACGACGAGTATGACATCAACGGCATCGCGATGAGCAAGACGATGACGAACGAACTGCGTCGCATCCGCATCAAGGACACGATGCAGCGTCTCTACCCCGAGATTCCGCTCAACCTGAAGGTGGGCAGCCTCGATGGCATCCCGGCGTCGACATCCGGAACCGTCAACGGCCGTCTCATCACCGACACCCCGACCAACGTGCTCGCGTTCCTCGGCGATTTCAGCCTCATCAAATGGGGCATGGTGCGTGACATCTGGAGCGAGATCATCGAATACGGCGATCCCGACGGCAGTGGCAAGGACCTCAAGGGCTACAACCAGATCGCCTACCGTACCGAAGCGATCTACTCGTACGCGATCCTCGACCCCAAGGGCATCGCCGTGCTCAAGACCGCGCCCGCCGCCAAGGCCGCCGGCAAGTAGCCATGACGGACGGATACCCGCAGGCACAGGTGCCCCTGTCCATGGGAATGCGTGCGGTGGCACCGACGCCGGATGCGAGCACACCCGACTGCGGCCCGTTCGCCACCGTGGCGGATCTGGAGGCGCGTTGGCATGCGCTCACCAGTGAGGAACGCACGCGGGCGGAGCGGCTGCTCGCCGATGCGAGCGACCTGATCCGCACGTCCTGCCCGAACTGGGCACGTGCCACACCGCTCACGTTGCAACGTGTGGCGTGCGCCATCGTCAAACGGGCCATGCTCGCCTCCGACGACATCGCCGGCGTCACCCAACATTCCCAGACCGCCGGCTCCTATTCCGAATCGTTCAGCTACAGCAACCCGGACGGCGACCTGTATCTGACGCGTTCGGAGAAGGAGTCGCTCGGCGGCGATGGCGTCGCATGGGCGTACGACCCAACGGTGGGAACGGTGACCTGACATGCTGACCGGACACTCCATCACAATCCTCACGCCCATCCAATCCGGCACCGACCCCGGTGGCGACCCGGTGTGGATGCAGCGTGAGGAGACCGTGGACGATGTGCTCGTGCAGGACGGCGCGCAGGTGAACGAGACGAATGCGCCCCACGCCTACGGTGTGAGCATCGACCGCACCATACACCTGCCGCGCACATGGCCATACCACAGTCTGCGCGGCTGCCGCATCCGGCTCGCCGACGGCACGCTATACACGGTCGTCGGCGACCCGCTTCCCTACACGGGCGGTATCACACCCACACGGTGGAATCTCACCGTGCAATTGCATGACGAAAGGGGCTGACATATGAGTCGTGTCAAACTCAACCTGCAGGGGTTCACGCAGTTCCGCCGTGACGCGGGCACACGCCGCGCGGTCGAACAGGCGGCCGAACAGGTCGCGGCACGGGCGAACAGCATGGCGTCGACGACAATCAGGGCCGGAAAACCGGTCTACTCGGTCGCTTCGCCGATTAATTCGTCCGTGGGTTCCATCGCACTGGTGTCCACGCACGACAATACCGCCGCACGGGTCGATAACGCGGCACACAATACGCTGCTCAAAGCGGTCGGGGGCGCGTGATGAACGCGGAGAAACTCATGGTGGACTGGCTCAACACCAGCCCCGTGTTACGGCCGGTGAGCGCCACATTGAACCTGCCGGCCACGGCGTCGAGTACGTCGCCCGGCAGGTACCTGACCGTGGAACGCACCGGCGGCAGCGAAACGCCGTTCGTGAGCCGACCACTGTTCGCCGTCCAGGCATGGGCGGAGAGCCGATGGGAGGCGAGCGAGCTCGCCAACCGCACCGCCGAACGCATCCGGCATGTCACCGACCTCGACGACGTGGCCGACGTGGACATCCTCTCCATCACTGATTTCCCCGACCCCGACGGCCGGCCACGCTACCAGGTCACATGCCAATTGACCATCAAAACCAACTACACAGAAAGCGAACCATAATGGCCACCACACCAGACACACAGAGGAACAATCCCGCGAACGTTTCGCTTGGCAAGACAAACGTCACCGGCTACGCCTACTGGGCCCCCAAGGGCACGGCCCTGCCGGCCGACGCGGCCACCGCGCTGCCGGCGGCATACATCGGACTGGGCTACATCGGCGAGGACGGCATCACGAACGCGTCGGACTCCGAAACCACCGATGTCAAGGAGATGGGCGGCGAGAACGTCCTGAGCATCATCACAAGCTATTCGGAGACGTACCAGTTCGTGCTCATCGAGGCGATGCGCAAAAGCGCCGCGCAGATCCGCTACGGCGAGCAGAACGTGACCGGCGAGGACGGCGCGCTCTCCATCACGCACACGATGCCCGACGACACCGAGTTCGTGCTCGTCGTGGAGCTCGCCCTGACCGGCAACAAAAAGGACCGGTTCGTCATCCCGCGCGCCGTGCGCAAGGAATTCGGCGACCGCACCCTCTCGGGCACCGAGGTGCTCGGCTACGACGTGACCCTGGGCGCGCTCCCGTCCGACCAGATCAACGGCGGCACCAGCCGCGAATACATCGGCACAGCCACAGCCGCCGCCGGCAAGTGAGCCAGAACCACAATGAGACAACGGGCCGCATGCGCATCGCGTGCGGCCCCTCGCATAGGAGGACCCATTAGATGACCGCGAAGAAAACACCAACGGTGTTCGACCAGGACAAGCCCAAGACGATCACCTCGTGCGGCGTGAAGGTCACGCTCAGCCCGGCCGTGTTCGACGATTGGCGCATCGTCGAGATGATCGCCGACATGCAGGACGGCGACAACACGTCCCCGCAACTGCTCGTACGGTTCCTGCGCACCCTGCTCGGCCGTGACCAGTACGAGCGCGCCATGCGCGAACTCGAACAGGAGGACGGACGCCTGCCCGTCGAGACCGTCACCGGGTTCCTCACCGGCCTCATGGAAGGCATCGACCCAAACTCCTGACGCTCGCATACCTGACCGGCAAATGCCCCGCCGCGTTGCGCGCGGACTTTCGGCGGGTATACGGGCTCGACATCACCAGCATCGGCGCATGGGAGGCTGCACAACTCGCCGCCAACCTGCCCGACGGCAGCATGGTGTGGCGCACATTGGATACGCCACGCGCGTGGACCATGGACCAGCATCTGCTCGCCACGCTCGTCGACCAATGGCAGATGTGGATGTGGGGCCAATCCGACCCGAAACACCGCGGCAGGAAACCACGCCCATTGCCACGGCCCGGCGACGGCAAGACGCACAGCATGCGTGACGACACGCTCACCATGAGCGCCGGCGCACTCGACGCATTCCTCGCCCAGGAATTCACCGACACCACGATGGGAGGCTGACATGGCAATCAAACTCGCCGAGGCATACGTGGCCATCGTGCCCAGCATGAAGGGCGTGGGCAACGCCATCGTCTCCGCGTTCGACGGTGCCAGCGGCAAGGCCGGCCTCTCGGGAGGCAAGGCCGCCGGCAGCGGGTTCGCCGGCGGCCTGAAAGCCAAGATGGGCGCGGTCATCGGGGCCGCCAGCGCCATCACCAGCAAGGCGATGGACACCATCGGATCCAGCATCTCCAGTGCCGTCAGCCGCGCGGACCAGATGAACAACTTCCCCAAGGTCATGAAAAACCTCGGGTACTCCTCTGAGGACGCGGCCAAGAGCATCAAGAAGATCTCCGACTCCCTCGATGGTCTACCCACCACATCGAGCGCGATGACCGGCATGGTCCAACAGCTCGCCCCACTCACCTCGAACCTTGACGAGGCTACCACCATCTCATTGGCGTTCAACAACGCGATGTTGGCGGGTGGCGCTTCGACGATGGAGCAGGAGAACGCGCTCGCCCAGTACACGCAGATGCTCTCCGCGGGCACGGTGGACATGGCCGCATGGCGCTCCATCCAGGCGGCCATGCCCGGCCAATTGAACCAGGTCGCCGAGGCGATGATGGGTGCCGGCCACAACGCCAACGACCTGTACGCGTCCATGAAGGACGGCACCTACAGCTTCGACGATTTCAACAAGGCCATCGTCGATTTGAACCAGAACGGGTTCGCCCAGTACGCGTCGTTCGCGCAGCAGGCCAAGGACGCGACACAGGGCATCGGCACCGCCATCGAGAACGTGAGGAACCGTGTCGCCAAGGCCGTGCAGAAGGTCGTCGAAGCGTTCGGCGTGGAGAACATCGCCGGCGCGATCAACGGGTTCAGCAGCCAGTTCGGCAAGATCGGCGACGCGGCCGCCAGCATGGTCACGTTCACCAAAGACCAGTTCTCACTATTGTGGGACCGCGTCAAGGATCTCGGGGCCATCGACACTCTCAAGGCCGCGTGGGACGGGCTCACCGCGAAACTCTCCAACACCGACTGGGGCAACCTACTCCCGGCCGGTGTCTGGGAACAACTACGCAATACAGCCGCGTCGGCGCTCGCTGACGTCATGGACCGTGTCAGCCAGCTCATTGACTGGCTTTCCAATGGCATCCAGTGGGTGGCCGATTTCGCGCGGTCGTTCGCTGACACCGGTGTGTTCGATGCGTGGATAGACGTGTTCGGCGTCGTATTGGACGTGATCAACAGTGCCACGGACGTGTTTGGATCCGTCATCGACGCGATCGGGCGGATGACCGGTGCCGCCGGAGGCGCGCAATCGTTCGGCCAGACGGTCGGTGACGCGTTCAAAACCATCGCTGACCTGATCAAACCGGTATTGCAAGTACTCGACGATGTACTCGGCTGGTTCAGCCGGAACCCCGGCGTCATCGTCGCCGCATTGGGTACAATCGGGACGGCGTTCGCCGGTGTCAAGGGGTATCAGGCTCTCAACAACGGATTACAGGTGCTCAAAGGCACGATGGACACCGTCACCGGAGCCGCGAAAGGCGTCAGCAACGGCATCCAGCTCATGATGGATCTGGGCGGACCGGTGCAAATGCTCAAGCAGATGGGCGGACAGCTCAACATCGTCAAGAACGCGCAGACCGCATGGAGCGCGGCCACCAAGGCCGCAACCGCGGTACAGGGCGCATTCAATGCAATCATCGCCGCCAACCCCATTGGCGCGATAATCACCGCCATCGCGGCGGTGGTCGCCGCGCTCGTCTGGTTTTTTACCCAAACGGAGGTCGGGCGCAAGGCGTGGGCTGCGTTCACGTCGTGGCTGGGTGATGCGTGGCAGAAGATCTGCGAGGTAGGCAAGGCCGCCTGGGAGGGACTCTCGAGCTTCTTCTCCGGATTGTGGGAGGGTATCAGTTCCGTCGCGCAATCCGTGTGGGGTGGCATCTCGAGTTTCTTCACCGGCATTTGGGACGGCGTATCCTCCGTGTGGAACACGGTGTGGAATGGTGTCAAAACGGTGTTCGAGGCCGTCTGGGGTTTCATCCAGGCATATGTGCAGAACGTCATCATGCCGATTGGTGAGTTCATCAAGAACTGCTTCATCGTCGTCGCGGCCGTGTTCGTGACCATCTGGAACGGTATCAAGGCCGTGTGGGAGACGGTGTGGAATGCGATCGTCGCGTTCTTCACCCCGGTCATTCAGGGCATTTCTGACACGATCACGACCGTGTGCACGTTCATCTCGGAGACGTGGAACACGGTATGGACCGCGGTCAGCGGGTTCTTCCAGAGCATCTGGAACGGCATTGTCGCGTTCTTCACGCCTATCATCGAGGGCATCTCGAACACGATCACCACGGTCGTCAACGCGGTCAAAGCGACATGGGATTCCGTGTGGGGCGCGATCTCGAGTTTCTTCCAGACGGTGTGGAACGGTATCGTCGCGTTCTTCACCCCGGTCATCAACGGGATCCGCAGCACGATCACGAACGCGGTCAATGCGATCCGGTCCACGTGGACGAGTGTCTGGAACAGCATCAGCAGTTTCTTCTCAGGCATCTGGAATGGTATGCGGAACGCGGTCGGCAGTGCGGTCGGGTTCATCGGCGACAAGGTTCGCAGCATCAAGGACACTGTGTTCGGCGCGCTCAGGGGTGCCGGCGAATGGTTGCGCGACACCGGCAGAAACCTCATCCAAGGACTGATCAATGGTATCGGTGACATGTTCGGCTGGGTGCGTGACAAGATCTGCTCGCTCGGCTCGAACGTGCTGAGCTGGGCCAAGGGCGTGCTCGGCATCGGCAGCCCATCGCGCATATTCAAGCAGTACGGCCAGTGGCTGGACGAGGGGCTCGCCATCGGTATCGACGACGCCGCCTCACGAGTCGGCAAGGCGATGGACGAGATGACCGGCATGGTCATCGGCAAAGGCCTCGATTTCGGTGTGGAGGCACGCCTCAACGGAATGGGAATGCCCGGCGTCAATACGGGCGGTTGGCGTCCGTATGAGCCACCGCAGGGCGATGATGGCAAGGCGGCTGGGTCGACGACGATCTACCAGACGATCAACAATCCGGTCGCCCAACCATGGCCGTTGAAGTCCGCCGATGATTCCGACCACAGGTTCCAGGACGCATAAGGGAGGTGTGGCATGTATCTGATCAACGGCGTGGTATTGGACGACGGCAATTGCGTCATCGAGCACGGGTCCGATTGGCTCTCCCCCATCAGCCCGGTCGTGGACGTGGTCACGGTGCCCGGCGTGCACGGCATCACCGTGCCTCCCCTCCCTCCCGTGGTCGGCCAGCGCACGCTTACCATGAAAATCGGGTGCGCGGGCAGTGATGGGTGGGCGCAGACGCGGCGCGTGCTGCGCCTGCTCACCATGCCGCATCTGATCCTGACCCGTCGCATGCCGGACCAGCTCATGGACCGGTGCGCCGAGGTCGTGCTGGCCAGTCTGACTGCGGACGACACAACGCTCGGCAGGTATACGCGGTACACGGCGGTGTTCTCCATGACGAGCCCGTTCTGGCGTGCCCCTGACCCGACCCTGACCGCCCTGCCCGACGATGGCGTGCTGTTGGATGCCTCTGCCATACCCGGCCCGGCCACATGGTGGGAGGGTGAACCGAACAACAGCGTGAGCGTGCTCGCGCCGGACGGGTATCCGGATGGCTACCAGTCCGACGCGCCGATCGATGACATGATCATCCGTGTGCCGAAGGGCGTGGACGCGATGACGCTCACCGACCCGACCAGCGGCACGAGCATCGCATGGTCCGGCACGACGACGAGCGGCTACCTGTATGTGGATCCAAAACGTCTGCATGCATGGACCAGTGGCAACGCCACCGCATGGACCGGTGGCGCGGACGTGACGGCCGGCCTCGACTACGGTGCGAATGGACCATTGCAGATCTGGCCGGACGCGGCCGGCAAATACCGTGTGACCCTGACCACGCATGGCGTGCCTGCAGGGCAACAAACCTATGTCAGATATTACAAATCGTGGTGGTGATAATATGAGCGACCTGCATGTACGGTTCAAGGCGTATGACAGTGCCGGGGTGTTCCAAGGGTTCCTGCAGCCGAGCTCGTGGTCGGCGAGCGTGCAGCACAATGACGCGGGCACCCTGTCGATGACCTACCCGCGTGTTGCGCTCAACGGGGACATCCTCAAACGTGGGTTGGAGCAGGGCCTCGAGATCGGCATGGAGGTCGCCACACATGACGGTACATGGGTGGAACCGTACAATTGCCGGTTCCTGCTCGTCTCCCGCTCCCGGGACGCCAAAGACCATACGGATACGGTCACGCTCAACTGCATGACGTGGATCTGGCTGACGAAGAAAATCCTCAACCTGAACATGCGTGCGTTGCTTACCGATACTGGCAACAATGGCAAACGCCCGTTCTATTCGGCGACATCGGGCATGATCGTGCACACGCTGCTCGACGAGAACCGTACGCGGGGCGGCGCGGCCACCGTCATGCCGGCCGGATTCAACAGCGCACGCGACACGAACGGCGACACATGGGCGTACAAGATGACGCTCTACTACGATGCCGGCATCGACCTGTACACGGTCATCGACAATCTGAGCGCGAACGGCATGTGCGATTGGCGTACCGACGGACGCATGCTCAAAATGTGGAACGCCGATTCGACCGCATTGTGCCGGGACCTGAGCGCCCGTGTGCGCATCCCGTTGGCGACCGGATTGGAATCCCCCGAGGAGGAAACCATCGAGGGGCTCGCCGGCAACATCCTCATCCGCGGCGACGATGGCCTGGTGTTCACACAGGAGAACCCCGCCGCCCCCACCCCGTGGGGCAAATGGGAACTGTATTCGTCGCAGGGTGGCGTGTCCAACAAGGACACCGCCCAGTTGATGATGCAGACGCAGCTCGCGGCTGCTGCCCGTGTGCGCGGCCAGTACACGCGCCAGATCCTCACCACGGGCATCGAGCACCTGCCGTTGGTCGACTACCGTCCGGGCGATTGGATCACCGCGCCCACCGTCACCCATGGCGAGAAGGTGCGGGTGCAGCGCGTCGAACTGTCCAACCGCAATGATGGTGGTGTCAAATGCGCGCTCATGCTCAACGACCGGTTGTATGATGCGCAGACCCGGCAGGCGAAACGCATCCAGGGCATCACTGGCGGTGCGGTCGCCGGAGGCGCGTCAGGGGCCGCACCGGCACCGGAAAAGGACCATCGTGTCCCGATGGCTCCGACCGGGCTTGTGGTGCAGACCGACGCGTATCTGGACGCGAACGGGTACGCGCGCGGGCTCGCCACCGCGCAATGGGCCGGGGTCACGCAGGCGACCAACCACACCAGCATCGAGATCGACTCGTACCGGGTTGAATGGCGTCCCAACACCGCCGGGGAGGCGTGGCGCAGTGCCGGCGTGACCACCAACACCACATTGAGCTGGGGCAATCTCGACTGCGGTACCACAATCCAGGTGCGTGTGCGTGCGGTCCCCACCTACAGCGACAAGCTTGGCGACTGGTCGGCGGTGACGTTTGTCGATGTCGCACAGGATGTGACGCCGCCGAGCGTACCGTCCACACCGCAGCTGGCCAGCGAGACCGGCATCGTCACCATCCACTGGGACGGCAACACCGCCGATGGTGGTCGCATGGAGCTGGATTTCGACCATGTGGAGGTCGGGCGCGGCACCGGTGCCAACAACATCGCCGTGATCGCGGCTACCCAGTCCGGGGCCGGGGACTATCTCGACACCACCCTCTCCGACGGCGACACCCGCTATTACGCGTTGCGCGCCGTCGACCATGCCGGCAACCGCAGCGATTGGAGCACACCGGCACAGGTCACCTGCCATGGCGCAGTCTCCTCCGAAGATCTCGACCAGATCAATCAGACCATCGCCGCGAACAAGCAGGTTCTCGACCAGACCAACAAGGAACTGGCCGAGGTTAAGGATGACGTGGCCGACGCGAAAACGGACATCGCGGCGAACAAAACCGCGTTGGCCACCGCGAACACAGAGCTCGACGGCGTGAAAACAGATCTGGCCTCCGCGAAAAGCAGCATCAAGGCCAACACGGATGCATTGGCGGCCGCGAACCGGGAAATCAGCCAGACCCAGACCGAGCTCACGACCGCGAAAACCGATATCGCCACGAACAAGAGCGCGATTACGGCCGCGAAGAGCGAGCTCACGGAAACGAGCGCGGCGCTCAAGGAGACCAACAAGACCCTGGGCCAGACTCAGACCGAGCTCGCAACCGCGAAAACCGATATCGCCACGAACAAGAGCGCTTTGGCCACAGCGAACCAGGAATTGTCTACGGTGAAGACCGATGTGGCGAACGCGAAACAGCAGGCCGCCAACGCCGCACAACAGGCCGGGGCCGCGGTATCGGCAGCGAACTCCGCCGCACAGCAGGCCGGGGCCGCAGTATCCACCGCTGGTACCGCCGTGGATGCGGCGGCTTCGGCGGTGGATGTGGCGAACAAGGCCGCGCAATCGGCCGCGAACTCAGCCGCACAGACCGTGGTCTCCTCAACCATCGAATACGCCGTCAACAATAGCCGAGAGACACCGCCGGCGGAGGTACGCACATGGTGGGAGGGCGAACCAAACAACAGCGTGAGTGTGCTCGAATTGGTGTGGAGCACCCACACCCCCACCGTGGGCGACGGCGAGTATGCGTGGATCCGCACACGTATCGTGCATGGTGACGGGTCGGTCGAGTATTCCACGCCGGCGGTCATCACCGGTGAGGCCGGCCCGCAGGGTGTGCCCGGCGCTCCGGGAGCGGCCGGCACGCCCGGCAAAGACGGCGCTCCGGGAGCGGCCGGTATCTCGGTGACTGCGATCACCAACTGGTATGCGCTCACCCTGTCCAAGCCCGAGACCCCGACGGTGAAAACTCCGGGCTCCCCATGGTCGACAAACGAACCGGCGTATGACGGGCAGAAAAGCCTATACACGTCGAGCCGTATCGACTATTCCAACGGGCAATTCTCGTGGACCCCAGTGCAGACATCGAGCGCGTACAAGGCGACGCAGGCGGCCGAGACCGCGGCGCGTGACGCGATCACCACAGCGACGAACGCCGCCACCACGGCCGACACCGCCAAAAAGGCCGCCGAGGCAGCCAAGACCGACGCGGCGGACGCGAAGACAACCGCGGGCAACGCGTCCAGCGTGGCCACACAGGCCAATGCGACCGCGGCTAGTGCCCAACAGGCGGCGACCAGTGCGCAGACCGCGGCGAACATCCTCATGCAGCAGGCCGCCGACCTGCAACCCAACAGCGGTTTCGAGCACGGCACGGACTATTGGGCGACGAACGTGGCCGGGGCGGCGTTTGTCGAAACCTCTCAGTTCGCGCACTCCGGGTCGCGCCGAGCCTACCTCAACCGTGGACTGGGCACCAAGGAGCTCATCGGCACCCAGGCTGTGCGCGCGGTCACCGACCGCCGCTACCGGTTGAGCATCTGGTACAAACTCATCAACATGGGCACGGCGTCCGCCGGTGGCCTGCGCCTGCAATACTCCACAGACGGAAAAAACTGGGCCGACACCAACGCGAAAACCGAGATACGCGCCACCACGGGCGACGGGTGGGCGTACTCCAGTTGCGATCTGGTCGCCACCAGCAGCACGCCCTTGCTGCGCGCACGTCTCGCATACAATCAGCCGGTCGACATGTACGTGGACGATTTCCGTCTGCAGGACATCACCGAAGCCTGGGAGGCGCAGCAGGCGGCCGACACAGCTCAGGCCACGGCGGCACAAGCCAAAAAGGACGCCGCCAACGCCGACGCGAAAGCCGTCAGCGCCGCGGCCGCAGCCGCTGGCGCGCAGACCACGGCCGACTCGAAAAGCACCGTCTACACGCAACCCGACGAACCATTGCACGACAACCTCACACCGGGCGACGTGTGGCGGCGCACCAGCACCAAGTCCCCGGAAACATACTGGCTCGGCACCCCCAACGATTCCGTGAGCGTGCTCGTCATACACGCTGACGAGGTCGAGGAAACCCTCGTATGGAACGGCACACGATTCACCTCCTACTATCTGTTCCTCGACTCCCTCGCCGTGACCGGCAGCATCAGCACCGACCTCCTCGCCGCGAACGCGGTGACGGCCGAGAAGATCAAGGCACTCGCCATCACGACCGATAAACTGGCCGCGAACGCGGTCAACGCTGACAAGATCGCGGCCAACGCGGTGACGGCCGACAAAATCAAAGCCGGGAGCGTCGTCGCAGACAAGATCGCCGCCAACGCGATAACGGTGGAGAAGATCGCGGCCAACGCCATCACGTCGGAGAAAATCTCCGCGAATGCGGTCACCGCCACCAAGATCGCGGCGCTCGCGGTGAACGCCGACAAGATCGCCGCGAACGCCATCACGGCAGAGAAGATCGCCGCGCTCGCGATCACGGCGGACAAGATCGCGTCCGGCACGATCACCAGCGACAAGATCAAGTCGGGCCAGTTCGTCGGCTATGTGTTCACCGGCGCTGTGTTCCAATCCCATACGGAGGACAACAAGGGCTTCAAGCTACGTGACGGCGCACTCGACATGTGGAACGCCAATGGTGACAAAACCGTGCACCTGGACGGCGAAGGCAATGAGAACATCCTTGTCGGCACATTGCAGACCGCGCTCAGTGGCGACCGCATCGTCATCAGCCCCAAATTCAGCACAACAACCATCGGCAGCGACCAATACCAAACCGGCTCAGGCATCTCATTCCCCTTGTCGGGCACCTACGCGATGGCACCGTATATCGCCACCGAATCAAATGATTCATTGTATGGGGCGATCTCCACGATCACCATCAATGGCGGTATGCGCACCGATGGGTCGGCCGGTGCGGGAACCGGGTTCGGGTCGTTCATGCGCATCGGCCAAACACGCAACGCGTCGACAAAAACCGAGATGGCGAGCGTCTACATGACCGCAAACTGCGATTACCTGCACAAAAGCCCGGATACCAGCCGACGTGAATGGCGCAGCTCATTTTCGTTGTCACAGACCAGCGGCGACGGCAGTAGAGCAGAGATCGCCGCGCGTAAACCAAACGCGTGGGCACAGCTCCTTGTCCGAGCGGACGACGCACAGAACAACGGGGCCACATGGTTACAAATGTCAGCCAGCGTCGATAACAAAAAACCAGTTGGCATACTGGCCAACAGTCAAACAGGGATACTGCATTTGGGTGGGTACCTCGGCGGTATGGACGGCCGTGCGACATTCGTCGCCAGCTGGAGCGAAAACTCATCAAATACCCTCAAGGAATACGCCAAGATCACTCACACATTCGGAGTCACGCCACCCGCCTACGGACGATACAAATCCATGGTCAGCCTCGACTCGGATAAGCCCGGCTGCTACTGGTCGGCCAGCACGTGCAATGAGAAAAGCGGCTCATTCCAAGTGATCGTGCGCGCCATGCCACGCCATGTGATGGTCAACACCACCCAATACGCCGTGCTGTTCGATGAATCAAACGCGGTCAGATACAACCTCGTCACCCTCAGCTATCTCATCAGCTCATGAAAAGGAGAACCCAATGGACACTGAGTTCGGTGCCACGCAGATCATGGTCACCATCCCTTATGAGGGCGAACAGGCGGAGGGTGCGCCCACGGACATGGGGCAGGTGCTGCACACCACGTATGACGCGCTCGCCGCGTGGGGTGAACTACTCGGATCGCAATCCCCCGGTCAGACGATCCAGATCATGCTGGATTCCGCCACCACCCCCGAACAGGTCGATGAGGACGGGCGCAACCCGTGGACCATCGCCTACGAGGCATTGGACGCGGCACTCTCGGATACCGCCGCCCCCACCATGGTGCTGACCGCCGACGAGGCGTCCCTCAATGACCCACTCACCGCCGCACAGCAACGCACACTGAGCGCGCTCGGAGCCACCACAACCACACGGCCGGCACGGGCACGCAGCAAACGCAGCACCGCCACCAGCGTCGCCGCAATGTTCGACATGGCGATCGCGGAAGACAGTACGGCGGCCGCGGCGCTCAATCAGGCGCAGGAACAGTTTTACCAACAATTCATGCCCGAAGAAAGGAACAACAATGAACGATGAGCCGCAGGGCCTCGACCCGTACACCGTAATCAACAATCTGGCCGAACAGATCAAAACGCAGGCCATCCAGATCGCGATGTACACCGCACAGATCAACGCGCTCAAAACACAACTGCAGGAGGCCCACCATGAATGACATCCGCAATCTTCTGCCCGACCCGAAACCGACGGATACGTCAGATTGGGTGGTCCCGTCAAGCAGAGACGTCCGCGTGCAGATGCTCGATGGGAATCGTCTGCATTTGACCAACAACGCGGACAACGCGGACTCGTACGTGTATACGCAAGTATCGTTGCCGGCCGGCCAATATCGTTTCGGCGTGGAGGTGTCCGCCCCACAGGGCGCGGCACCCACGAAATTGCTACGTGTAGTTGTGCCGCCACGCACTGAATTAACGCCGGCCATATGGGACGGTCAGACGGGGCGCGTGGTCACCCCACCAAACACGCTGCCTGAGGATGGGGAATTGGAATTCCGTGTCATGGTCGGACCAACCACCGGGTGCGCAATTTGGGTGCGCAGGCTGTTTGTGATGACTGACGACGACTGGCAGCGTATGCTCGACGCTGGCATCGCATGGTTCGACGGTGACAGCCGTATAGACACACCCCCCCCCGCTGAGTGGTTTGCCATTCTGGCTGCTCGCCACCATCTGGAGCTGGAGGTGGTCGCATGAGCCGCCTCATCACGCTCACAAACGGCCAGCAAGTGCGCGGCTGCAAGAATTATGCGATCAACCCCAAACCGGGTTTGGTGATCGACACGCGTGTGGAACTCTCCATCTCCTTGGACTCGGATGCGTTGCAGGAGGGTGTGCCAATCAGCCTCTATGTGCAGGGAGTGACCGCAAATACACAAACGTCGCTGCGTGTATGGGTGAATGGATTGGTGTCGGGGCCGGTCGAGATCACGCCGGTGCAATTCAGGGCCGGCTACCGATTGGATTCAGCCAAGGCCGGTTCGGGCCGCGGACCATTAGTGCTCAACGTGACCTCCGGATCATACACACTCCAGCGTCTCGCGCTCATGATGAGCGACGAAATGAACGAATGCCATGTAATAGAACGTTTCGACGAATACTATTCGTAAGCCGCGAGTCCGCCACCCGATTGGGGGTGGCGGCATGAACAGTCGGATCCAGAATCTTGTCACGGACCCACACGTAATACGTAATCCACGGGTATATAAGACCGAGGCCACACAACAGACCAATGGGGTATGGCGTGTCACACTGCAGGGCCAGCGGTGGGGGACATTCGCCAGATCCATCACCGTGCAAGGCGAGACAAAGGAATGGTATACGGCGAATCCATGCGTCTACTATCTGCGTTATCGCAAATCGGATACGGCATCACTCAAAGTATACCGTGGTGGCACGCAATGCGCACGTGGCGAGGATTGGCTCGCATGGCTCGTGAACGGTTCAGGCACAGAGGTCAATCCGGTTCTCGAACTGGGTGGGCCGCCGGAAACCGCATGGGTCGAACCCCTCGAACACGGCTGCTATACAACCACCGACTGGGAGCGGTTGACGGGCCTCGTCGAGAGCGGACAAATCCCACACCCATGGTTCGCAGGAGACACCTACCCCAAGTAATCGTCGATGGAGGTATGCATGAAATTCCTGAGCGTCGAGGTGCTGACGATGGTCGCGACAATCCTCGGATCAAACGGCATCATCTACCTCATCGCCAAAACCATGCTCACCCGATGGGAGTCGAAGCACCCAATCGTCGTCCATGACGAACGGTTCGACGAGCTCGACCGACGGGTGACTGAACTGCGCTCGCAGGTGGATGCGCTACGCGCCACGCAACGGATCCTGCGTGCCGCGGTCATCGAGCTCGCGTATCTGCGTATCGCCGACAAGCACGAACGCTACTTGCATCGTGGGTGGGCGACACCGAACGAGAAACGTGTGGTGCAACGCATTTATGACGCGTACCACTCGCTCGGTGGCAACGGCACCGGCAGCGAACTCAACCGCGAGGTACAGACAATGCCCTCATACTCCCCTGACGAGCTCAACTCCGAGAGCAACAAATGATTGTGCCCCATTTGAGGCATACCCAACCACAAGAGCCACAACGGTGTGTTGTGGCTCTTCCCATATCAGAAAGGAAAACCCATGAAGAATTGGGACAAGCTCGAGGCGGACATCAACCTTATCCTCGACAAGCATTTCACCGGAGGCCGTGACGGCCGGAAGATCGACAAGGTCGTCCTGCACCACAACGGCGGCAACCTCACCGGACAGGGCTGCTACAACGTATGGCAGACCCGTCAGGCATCCGCGCACTACCAGGTCGACTCCAATGGCGTCATCAGCCAGCACGTATGGGACTCGGACACCGCATGGCACGCCGGCAACTGGGAAGCTAACACCACGAGCATCGGCATCGAACACGCCGACATCTCCACAAACCCGTGGCGAATCGCGGACGCCTGCCTCGACAACGGGGCCCACCTGACCGCCGCCGTCTGCAAATTCTACGGTCTCGGCCGACCTGAATACGGGCGCAATGTCTTCTATCACAAGGATTTCTCCGCCACCGAATGCCCCGCATCCATCGCCGGCAGCCAGCGTGACGCCTACATGCGCCGCGCCCAGGAATGGTACGACAAGATGACCGGCAGCAAACCCGCCGCGTCTGCCCCGGCCAAGCCGTCCACGCCCGCGAAGAAGAGCGTCGAGACAGTCGCACGCGAGGTCATCGCCGGCCAGTGGGGCAACGGCAACGACCGCATGACACGCCTCAAGAACGCCGGATACGACGCGAACGCCGTCCAGACCCGAGTCAACCAGCTCCTCGGCGCATCCACCCCCAGCCCGAACGTCGACCTCAACGCGCTCGCGGATGCGGTCATCCGTGGCGAATATGGTAACGGTGCGGAGCGCCAGCGCCGTCTGGGAGCGAATTATGCGGCCGTGCAGGCCATCGTCAACCGCAAGATGGGATGGTGAGACCATGAGCAACGAGACCATTGACGACACCAGCCACACCTACGACGACGCGGACCAGCCGCTACCAGACAGCCTGCCCGGTGGAGGCGCGGATCCTTACCGTCCGGTATTCGACCCGACTGTGCGGACGATCATCTACGTGGTATGCCTGATCGCGCAGATCGTCAGTGTCGTGTGCCTCGCCTACCACTACGAGACACTCGGAGCCACAATCGCCACCTGCGCTGGACTATTGGCCGCCGGATTCGGTGTCGCCTACAATCCAAGCCGCAAGGTCTGATGCAGACCTAAAAGTAAGCCCCGTTTCCGTAGATCGCGGAAGCGGGGCTGTTTTTTAGTATCAAACTATCTCAATCGGAGTGTCCGATGTGACGACATATTCGCCGCCCTCGCCATCATCTTCTATCAGCCAGTGGTCTCGGACTTGGACGATACGCAAACCGGCGGATTCAGATTCAAACATGTCCTCCAGGCACAGTTGCTCGACTTCGTATGCATCATCGCTCATATACTCCGCCTCAGTGGGATATGATTCGAGCAGCCATAGCAGCATCGGGTCGTCGCGACGATCGCGGGTGAAATAGTCCGATGGCAGGGTGACACCGAATTTGTCCCTTAGCGCGTCGATTCCATCTGGGCTCAAAGTCAGGTCGGATGCGCCGACCCGTGACAGGGTATTGATCACGATCTTCGCCAT